GGCGCAAAAAAACCCTGCTAGGCTTTCACCTAGCAGGGTCAAAGTGTTAGCCGATGTAGATCGACTTGAAGGCTACGATCGCCTTACCCAGTTTATCGGGGTCTGCCGTAGCATCGCCTCGTTTCTTAGCATTACGGCATCGCGTAATCATATCTGATAGTACACCGACTGTATCGGTGCCTTCTTTGCGTTCTATCCAAGCGGCAAAGTCTAGGTTAGGTGCGCGTTCACCACCGTCTTTTTTCTTCAATAACTTACGCGCCGCCGCCTTGAGGTCTGATAAACAACCCGACTTGTAGTCTATGAAAGCCTCGCGCCATGGTTTAAATGCCGCGTACTTTGCAGGGTCTGTAGACTTCAATTTGCCGTATTCCTGCTGAGTGTAGGAAAAGACAACATCGACGCCTATTTCGACTTTTTCTTTGATCTTAGCCTGCGCGTCTTTTTCAAGGGTCGCAAAGTCTAAATAGTTGCCGTCTACGATGCCGTAGGTTTTTGCAGGCCAATTATCGTTGTAACGCATCATATAGCCTTTCTCAAGCTTAGCCTTAGATGCGTCATCGATCTCTTCGGGAAAACCGACAATGTTGTCGATAGCATAGCGCGCCTGATTTTGCAGGGCATCGCGTGTTGCACCTTGACGATAACCAAGGTCTGTTAAAGATGTAATTGGGGTTACATCGACTGGGTTGATCGCCATGGCGATCTTGGTTTTTGCTGAAGTAGCGATGATCTTTCTCCTAGAATGATCGGGTTTGAAATATCGGTAGGAGAATTCCTAACCGACAAATACAGTATGGCAGGATCACCGAAATAAGTACAGTTTCGAGCAGGGAAACCCGCTACTTACCGACCTCGCGCCTACTGGGTCGCTATCTAAGCCACACGCGCGCATCACACGCTCGACCAAATATAACTGGCATCAATAGGCCAAAAAGAAAGGGAGCCGAAGCTCCCTTGTGGTCATAGCGTACTGAATGGTCTGCGTTCACGCTGGGCGGCAAGCAATGCCTGCCTAACCCAGCCACGCCAGATGTTGATCTGGCCTGTGGTCATCGGTAGTACCGAACTGCTAAGGTATTACCAAAGATGTTGGTCACCTTGCTGAACTGCTGCTTGGCTACCTTATCCTTGCGACTGTGCAAGTACATCCATGTGAGCGCTTGGCTCTTAGTCCATGACTTGTGCGTGTTGCATGAGTCAGGCAGTTGAATCAGAGTTGTGTACACACCATGTGTACGAACCCAACGGCGTAAAGCTTTGAACATATGTTCCTTTCGATCTGCTTAGCACTATTGCCTCGCATTGAATACAGTATTGCAGATGTGGAGGCAATAAGTCTAGTTTCAGGCAGGGAAACACGCCAAACCCCACCCCATGCCACCCCCCACCCCCCCTAAACGCCAATGAGCCTCCCCCTCATACCCCATACCCCAGAACTAACACAAACGATTCAATATTTTTTAAAAATTTCCCCAAATTAATATGTCAAGTTACCAAGTATTATTTTTTGTTGGGTGTAATTCAGCTAACATCCCGTCCAATTACACGCACCCCTTTGTTCTAAACACGTGGCAAACGTGGCAAGCTACCCCCACCCCCCATCGAATTACACAGCGAACAAAGGCATATAAAATATACACAACACCCCCGGGTAGGATTCCTTACCTCCCCTATGCACAAAGATATATTTTTATGTTACATTCGCATAACTGCCGGAGATTCCGCTTACATGTCAGAACCTATAATTCCGCACATAGAGGAAAACATACCTCTACCTAAAAACGCCGTAGATGCGTTCCCTGAACTGTCGCCCGCTGAAGAACTCACTATGAGAGCCAATGTGGTGAAGTTGATGTCTGACTTAACAGGCAAGCCCCTCATACCTACGCAAGAGAATGCCGACCAAGCAAAAGAGATTGCTCGGGAAATGATTACGAATCCATCTCTCAGACCTGATTTTGCTCAGTATCCCAACGAGACACTTGCCATGCTTGCGGGTATGGTGGCTCAGATGAACGTGTCGATCGTGGACGAGTTGTCTGATCTAAAGCTATATGTAGTGAATAAGCTGGTGATGGAAATTGAGAACGCTAAAGATGCCAAGGCTCGTATCACTGCTCTATCTAAATTAGGCGAAGTCGATGGCGTAGATGCTTTCAAGAAGCGCAGTGAAGTCACACATAAGATACTGTCTATTGAGGAAGTTGAGAGAGAACTCTTGGACACCCTTGGCAGCTTAGAAAATAAAGTGATCGACGTCGAAGCTCGAGAAATAGTGAGAAATGAATCAAAATCTGACGCCTGAACAGCTATTTAAGCTGCGGCAAGCGTTGCCAGCTATGCCTGACAAGCAGAAAAGGCGTACCCTTGAGCTTTTGAAGACCTATGATGCTCAAATGACTCAGACTTTGAGCAAGGAGAGCTTCCTTGACTTCGTGAAACACGTCTATTCGGGGTACAAAGTCGGCCCCCACCACCTGAAACTGGCCCAGATCTTTGAAGATATTGCCAACGGCAAGAAGAAACGGGTGATTGTGAACATTGCCCCTCGCCACGGCAAGTCAGAATTGATCTCCTACCTTGCTCCGGCGTGGTTTTTGGGCAAACACCCCCATAAAAAGGTCATCATGGCCTCCCACACTGCTGATTTGGCAGTGAATTTCGGTCGTAGAGTGCGAAATTTGGTCGGAATGGACACTTATAAGGACATTTTTCCGCAAGTTGAACTGCAAGCTGACTCAAAGTCGGCATCAAGGTGGGGGACGAACTTCAATGGAGAGTACTTTGCAATTGGTGTGGGCGGCGCTCTTGCTGGGCGCGGTGCTGACCTATTTATTATTGATGATCCTCATTCGGAACAAGACGCTAAGACAGGACGACCCGATGTCTTTCTTCCTGCTTGGGAGTGGTTTCAGTCTGGCCCTCTCCAGCGCCTTATGCCGGGGGGCGCAATCATTGTTGTGATGACTCGGTGGTCAAAGCTGGACTTGACGGGGATGATTGTCAACCAGATGAACCGAGAAGAGGGCGTCGATCAGTGGGAAGTAGTGGAGTTTCCTGCAATTAAGGACGATGGCGAGGCTTTATGGCCTGAGTTTTGGCCTGTGGAGGAACTTTACGCTAAGAAAGCAGCTTTGGACGTCAGGTATTGGAATGCCCAGTACATGCAGAACCCCGTCTCCGAAGAAGGCGCTCTAATAAAGAGGGAGTGGTGGAAGATCTGGGAAAAGGATGAGCCACCTGCGTGTGAGTTCACTATCATGAGTCTGGACGCGGCACAGGAAGCATCGAATCGGTCTGACTACAACGCATTGACAACATGGGGCGTGTTTTTTAATGAGGAAACAAATAATTACGCGATCATTCTTTTAAACGCGATCAAGAAACGTCTAGAGTACCCAGACCTCAAGGCGTTGGTGCTCGAGGAGTACAAGGAATGGGAGCCTGATTCGTTCATGGTTGAGAAGAAGTCCAACGGATCTGTGTTATATCAGGAGATGCGCAGGATGGGAATCCCAGTGGGAGAGTTCACCCCGGGAAAAGGGCAGGACAAGATTGCTCGGGTGAACGCGGTCTCCAGTTTGTTCCAAGGAGGCGTGGTCTTTGCGCCGGATAGAAGATGGGCTAAGGATGTCATAGAGGAATGCAACGACTTTCCTAGCGGAGCGAACGATGACTTGGTAGACTCCACAACACTGGCTCTGCTGAGATTCCGGCAGGGCGGGTTTATCCGTCTGGAGACTGATGAGCCAGAAGACACTTTCGTCAAGAAGATGTTCCGCAAAAAAGCGGCGTACTATTAAGGATAAATGATGGCAACCAACATGGACAAAGCTGTCTATACAGACGCACCCCAAGGCTTAGAGCAACTCGGTGAGGAAGAAGAGCCGATTGAGATCGTGATTGAAGACCCAGAGGCTGTAAATATTAAAGGGCCGGGCTTTGAGATTGATATGGAGAAGTCTGAGGAAGAAGATGAGTTCAATAAGAACTTAGCTGAAGACATGGATGAGGATGAGCTAATACGTTTGTCAGGCGATCTCGTTGGTGAGTATGAAGCGGATGTTGGTAGTCGCAAAGACTACATCCAGACTTATGTAGATGGGCTTGAGTTGCTGGGTATGAAGATCGAAGAGCGTATGGAGCCTTGGCCCGGTGCTTGCGGCGTGTTCCATCCTATCTTGAGTGAGTCCGTAGTTAAGTTTCAAGCTGAGACCATGATGTCTACGTTCCCAGCAGCAGGCCCAGTTAAGACTCAGATCATTGGCAAAGAAACACCCGAGAAGAAAAAAGCTGCTGAGCGTGTTCAGGTAGATATGAACTATCAGTTGACCGACGTGATGAAAGAGTTCCGTCCCGAGCATGAACGTATGTTGTGGGGCTTGGGTCTGGCAGGCAATGCGTTCAAAAAGGTGTACTTCGATCCCAGCTTGGATCGTCAAGTGTCTATGTACGTACCAGCCGAGGATGTGGTTGTGCCATACGGCGCTTCAAGTCTGGACTCAGCAGAGCGCGTGACACATGTTATGCGCAAAACATCCAACGAGCTTAAGCGTTTACAGCATGAAGG